GAAGACTTGCAGGTCGTCATTGTCCCGCACCTTCGGCACGCCTCGCCTTGCGTTCGGCGCTTCCAGTTTGAGCATGCCTCGGTTCTGGTAGGCGTGGCCCTCTTCGACCACTTCACGAACGGCCATGCCCGTAGCCATGACGCCGGTTACAATGCCGTCGATCTTGCTCGCGCTTTTCTTCTTGCTGGGCTTAATGTCTTCGTTCACGTTGCGCTCCGCCACCGCGTTCTGTGCCTGGAACTTCATGATCGGGCTGTTGCCGTGGCCCCACTTGCCCCGGTTGACGAAGCCCAGGAAGGATGCCGTGGGGGCGGCCATGCTGTAGTAGCCCTGCCCGAACTCGACGATCTTCCATTTCAATTTGGCAAGCTGCTGACACAACTGAGCGCCCTGGAACAGCCGATCAACGGCAAGCTCGGCGATGGGCCACTCCTGATTGATGGCGATCAGGTCGTCGCGGATCAGGTCATAGTCGATCTCGTCGCCCTCGGTGATCTTCACCCAGCCGCCTTGCTCCCACAATTCATAGGGGATCTGCTTCGTCTCCATTTTGCGCATCTTTTCACGGGTTAGAAAACTTTTAGGGGGTCGCCGAGTGGCGGCCGGAAGGGAGTACAGATGTCAGGTCCACGGAAGAAGCCGACCAGCGAACTGCACAGTTGGCGGGCTAAGCTCGCCGAGCGCGAGAACGAAATCAAAGTTGCGAAACCTCGTCGCCCTCCGGCGTGCCCGAAGTGGGTGCAGGGGAAGGCGCGTGACTACTGGCGCGACCTGAGCAAGGGCCAACACTCTGCCGGGCTTCTCACCGCGATTGACGTGCTGCCGTTCGGCGCGATCTGTACCTTGGCCGCCGACGCCGACACGTACGCCGAAGAGGTAGGCGATAACCTGCTGGTGACCTGGGTAAGCGGCGACAGCACGAGCGAGCGCCTGAACCCGTTGCTCAAGCATCGCCTCGAAACGATCAAGGTGATGATGAAGATCTGCAACGACATGGGCATGACGCCGACGGCGCGCATTGGTTTGCCACAGCCCGAGACCCCCGACAAGAAAAAGGACGGCAAGGTCATCGATAGTGCGAACAGGTTTCCGAAGGGTTGAGCGACCTGCTGGAGATCATCCGGCAAGTGCCTGGTGGGTATGACCCCCACCGGGATGCCGGAGACGAGTATGTGTTTTGCGAGGCGCGGGCCCTGGACGCGCTTGGATTTGTGGTGGACCACATCGTCCACATCGAGGGTGAAGGGTTGGAGGGAACGCCCTACCTCCTGGAGCCTCACGAAGTCTGCATCATTGCGAATCTGTTTGGATGGATTGACCCCGTTACCGGCTACCGCCGATACAAGGAATTGTTCTACTACGTGCCTCGGAAGAACTCAAAGACGACGCTTGCCGCTGCCATTGCCGCGATAGTGCTCTTCACGGACATGGCCTGGCGCATGCAGATGTACTCTTGCGGCGCCGACCTCGACCAAGCGGCGGTGGGTTACGACATTCTCTGTGCCCAGATTGAGGCGAGCCCGGCGCTATCAGAGCGTGTTCGCGTCTTCGGCAACCGGCAAGGCATCGTGCTCTTGGCGGACGGCAGCAAGTTCCGGCCCCTGTCTTCCAAGGCCAAGAGCAAGCACGGCAAGAATACCCACTTCGTTCTGTACGACGAGATCCACGCGTACCCCAACGGCGAACTGATCGAAGCGATCAGCACGTCCATGGCGACCCGTCGGCAGGGCCTTGAGGTGTATACCACGACGGCAGATCACGAAGGGGAATCGATCTGCAATGAGAAGTATGAAGAGGCGTGCATGGTGCGGGACGGCATCAACCCCGATCCCTGCCTGCTTCCCTTCATCTACGAAGTGCCGCCCGAGGTCATCAAGAACGATCCCGACTACTGGACCAAGGAAGAATGGTGGCGGCACTGCAATCCGCTGTACGGCAAGAGCGTGCAGAAGTCCTACTTCCTGCGACTGGTGGCGAAAGCCAAGCGCAATCCGCACTTGAAAAACTCCTTTCTCCGGCTGCATTTGAACGTCCGGACCAGCTCAACCGAGCGCATGATCGACGCTGAGAAGTGGGCGCTCAACGATGGGGCCTACCACCGCGACGAATTCAAGGGCCAGATTGCCGTGGGTTGCGCCATCGACCTGGGCATGACCTCGGACATGTGCTCCCTCTGCCTGCTCTACGGCAACTCCGCCGAGGGATTCCGGGCTATCTGGTGGCACTGGATCCCGCGAAAGGCGGCGCTCGACTATCAGGAAACCAAGCAGATCCCCTACGAATTGTGGGAGCAAGGCGGCTGGGTAAAGATCACCGAGGGCGACGAGATTGACTACGACCTGATCCGCGACGACCTGATCGCCATCAATCAGGAGTGGCCCATCGGGGAGTTGGCCGTTGACCGGCTGTTCCAGGGCGCGCAGTTGTGCCAGCAGCTTGCGAAACTCAAGTGGAAGATCGTCGAGTTCGGCCAGGGCTACTACAGCATGGCCGCCCCCACGGCATCCTTCCTGGGCTTCATAAACCGGGGAAAGTGGGGCCACGGCAACAGCCCGATCATGAAGTGGCAGGCACAGAACGCGGTGGCCGAGCGCAACGTGAACGAAGACATAAAGCCCAGCAAGAAGAAAAGCGCGAGCAAGATAGACGGCATCGTGACCGGCGTCATGGCCACGGGGATGGCGGTACGTGAGGTTGTCGAGGAGGGGCACGCCTATCAGAACCGGGGCATGCTCAAACTGGAAGCGCCGAACGCAAGGCGAGGTGTGCCGAAGGTCCGGGACAATGACGACCTGCAAGTGTTCCGGATCACGCGCAAGGAACTGAATGAAATCGAAGCCGCCGACCACTGGGATAGCGCGTTGCGTGCCGTCTTCCGGCGGTATGGATTTGACGTAGAAGACCATCGACCAAACCCCTGTGACGCTTTGGAGTTCACGGCCTGGCCGCTGGTCGAAGGATGAGGAAAGGATCAATGATGACCCTACGCGAGATACTTCCCAGGGATTTGACGGCATGGTGCTTCGCTTGCAACGGCCTCACCCGGACCAGGACAGAGACTCAGAGGCGAGCCGTAGGCTACTTCCGCGTAATCGACGGGGCTAGAGAAGAGCACAAGCTTGTCGAAAAGGATTGCACCATCAGTTACTGCATGGCCTGCGGGAGCGAAGTGGATACGAAGGCGGTGCCGGTTCAATTGATTGACCGGCTTCGACTGGCCGCCGCGATGGTACACGGGGAAGGTAAGCCATGAATTACAAGCCGCCAGTACTTGATGCGGAATTCGTTCGTTACCCGCGAACGCTTGGGGGCAAGTCCGCCCCTCCGCCGGTCGCTGCGGAGGCCACTGCGGATGACTTTATCCGTGGAGACTGGCGGGAGAAGATGGTGAACGATGCGATCTTGAAGAGCTTCTACGAGAAAGAGGCCCATGCGTTCAGGTTCGGAAACAGGAAGTGAGACCACAATGAACTGTCCGAAATGCGAGAGCCCGCGCACCATGGTGGACGGTACGCGCCACATTCAGCCCGACGACGGGCCCCAGCAGACCATCCGCTTGCGCCGTTGCCTGCGGTGCCGGTTCCGCTTTCGGACGGTAGAGGAATGGATCCCCGGCCAGATGCCATGGAGAGAAGGGCGGCGGGGCGGTGAAAAATAGTTGGCCCAGATATGGGCCAATCGAAAAAACCGTGATAGCTTTTACCCCATGGCATGAGGCCATGGGGTTTTTCGTTTGTTTGGACTGTCCAACATATTCAGCGCGGGCCGCAAGGCGCGGGAGATTACCACCTCCCGCGACCTGCTCAAGCGCATGAATCAGGCGAACAGTTTCGCCGGGGTGTCGGTGACGCCCCTGCGCGCCATGCAACAGGCGACCGTGTTCTCATGCGTGAAGGTCAGGGCCGAGACGTTTGCCCAGTGCAGCCCCGTGATCTACGAGCGCCTTCCCGATGGTGGAAAGCGCCGGGCCGACAATCATTGGATGGCAAAACTACTCCGCGAGCGACCCGGCGAAGGCTATACCCCTTTCGAGTTCGCCGAGAAAGTGTCCATGGATCTGGACCTGCGTGGCGACCACTTCAGCTACATGATCTGGGCAGGCGATGAAGTCAAAGAGTTCATCCCCCTCATGCCCGACCAAGTGGAGCGCAAGCGCAACCCAGACACGCGAAAGATGGAGTATCGCGTCCAGGGCTTTGAGGTAAAGGGCAAAGACGTTTTCGGAAGCAAAGAAATCCTGCACGTCCGTGACCTGAGCATTGACGGCGTGAGCGGACTTTCGAAGATCTCCCAATGCCGTCACAGCATCGGCCTGACCATGGCCTGTGAACGCCACGGTGCGACTGTCTTCAAGAACGGCGCGGCCCCCAGCGGCATCATGGAGTTTCCCAGCGAGCTCACGGACCCACAGCACAAGCGCCTGCAAAAGGACTTGGACGAAAACTGGAACGGCCTGAAAGCCAACCGGACGATGATCCTCGAAAGCGGCGGCAAGTTTTCCGTGGTGTCCGTCGCCAATAAAGACGCCCAGTATCTGGAGACGCGGCAGTTTCAGCGGTCTGAGATCTGCGGTATCTTCCGCGTCCCGCCACACATGATCGGCGATCAGAGCCGGAGCACCTTCAACAACATCGAGCATCTGTCCCTGGACTTCATCAAGTTCGGCACGGTGCCCGAGTTGAGGCGCTTCGAAAGTGCGGTGAATTGCGGGATCCTCTACGGCACCCCGTTCTATCTGGAGTTTCTCGTTGACTCCCTGGTGCGCGGTGACCTCAAGAGCCGCATGGAAGCCTACTCCATTTCGATCAGCAACGGGATCATGAAGCCCAACGAAGCGCGCGCCAAAGAGAACATGGAGCCCGACGAGTACGGCGACGATCTCATGATGATGGCGAACGTTGTACCCCTGCGCCTCGCGGGCCAGGTGGCAGCGCCCCCAGCCATAGAAGAGGCGGTTGTGGTGGAAGACGAAGCCCCGCCCGAAGAGCCCACCGACGAGGATGTGCCCGATGCCGTTTAAGTATTTCAACTTCAAGGTGGACGCCGAGAGCGTGACCGAGGCCGGTGAATTCTCCGGGTACGCGAGCACCTTCGGCAACAAGGACCAGGGCGGCGACATCGTCATGCCGGGAGCCTTCGACGCCTGGCTGTCTGTCTGGAATGAGTCCGGCGATCCCCTGCCCCTCCTGTGGCAACACGATGGCCGCGATCCTCGTGGCGTGCTTCACACCATGACGCCGGACGCCAAAGGCCTGTTCACCAAGGGCCAGTGCAACATGAACACCGAGGCGGGCCGAGACGCGCGGGAGTACCTGCTGCAAAAGGCCGTGACCGGTTTCAGCATCGGCTACGACATCTACCCCGGCGGGCTCACCTACGACCCAAAGCAGGATGCCTACCTGTTGACGAACATCGAACTTTGGGAGGTTTCCCTCGCCA